CTTGACATCATTGTCATCGGCGACAGCAACGCTGGATTCCCTGGCGACAATGGATATACCGTCGCGTGGAATCGCGTCATGCAGTTCGGGCTGCGAGTGCCTGTGTATGCCACGCCGCTTATGAGTGGTGGGCCGACGAATCCAAGCGGGTTGACTACGGCAAACAGCAGAGGCGACGGCCTGTGGTCGCTCGGCGTCGCTCAATCTTGGAATGCCGAGAGCAACGCTGGAGGCAGCAACACGGGTACGACGTTCAAGCAGATGATTCAGTCAACCGACACCGAGATCGTCGGTCTGCGAAATTGGCTTGGCTTTAACTCCACCAACTACAACGTCAACGACACGACCAACAAGAGCATTTTCCCGCAAGGATGGATGTCGAATCCTGCCGTGGTCGAAGTCGGACAGCGTTTCACCAGTAGTTTCAACAACTACATCGCCGTGTCCAACCAAGTGGTGAGCGGCTTCAATGCGTTTGGATCGGAACTCGGATTCGGGACGGCGGGAACCGGAGGTCATGCGCTCCAGTACCGCATCGTCCACGGAACGTTCCCCACGGCTGGCTCGTTCAAGCCGTATGCGTTCTACCTCGGAACCACGGGCGCACTTCTGCGCGACTCGTCCACTACCTCGACGGGCGGCGGATACGGATATACGACAAAGTGGTTCGACATCTCTTCGTTTACCCTTGCCGCAGTCGGAAGCCAGCCGAACAGAGTCTGTTTCACATGGGACGGCGCGAACAGCGCGACGAACGCAGATCAGGCAAATGGTCCGTTCGCGTGTCTCTGGCAGAGCGTGATCCGCCCGAACTTCAAGGGATACTCGGTCAGTTGCCTCAACTACTTCGGAGGCTTGACCACCACGCAAGTCGCGGAGAAGATCGAGGACTGCGACAAGATGCTCGATGCATACCTAAAGGAGATTCGAGAACGGCAGATTGGTACGACTGCTGGCACGGCGGGAACTGGTCGGGTACTCGTGTTCCTCAACTCCGGGATCAACGGCACCGAAACGACCACGACGTGGCCGGCTGCGGCGCAGCGGATCATCGACCGAATTACTTCTCGATGGGTATTGACCGGAGGAAGTGCCAGCAATCTCGCGTTCGTCTTTACGTTGACGCATCCGACCACGGATGGCGCTGTCGCATGGACGGCGAATCGCGCTGCTGTTGCCACGGCAGCGAACAACTATGCAGCCGCCAACGGAAACACTTATAACCTGGCGGTGGTTGACATCGGGCAGATGATGACCGGACTGGTGATGTCGAGGTACTCAATGTATGACAGCACAGGGCAGGCGCACCTGACGAAGGTGGCGATCCCACCGGCAACCGTCACGACCGCAACCGATGGATACGAGTCAATCGTGCAGTCGATTGTTTCGTCGCTTCTTTCCTCGGTATGAGACTTCAGGTCGCTCTTTTCCTCGCGCTCGCCGCCTGCAACCCGGTCGCTCGCATCTCCGCGAACGCGACCGCCATCCGCAACGAGGCCGGCGCGCTCATCGACCACGGGAACGCCACGGGCGACCAGGTCGTGGTGCAGGGCGCGACCCGCATCGACGAGCACGCGGCGGCGATCCACGGCGACATCCCGTCCGTGCAGGCGATCACCCCGGCGTGGCTGTCTACCCTGAAGTGGTGGGGAATCGCGCTGGCGGTTGCTGGTGTGGCGTTCGTCCTGTGGCAAAGCGGGGCGTTTACGGCCGTCCGCATCGCTATCGGGTGGCTGCCTCGCCGGAAGGTGGCAGCCGCCGAACTCGCCGTCAGTACACTAGACCCCTCCCGTCCCGAGGGGGACAGGGAGCTCGTAGCCGCGCTTCGGGCGGACCCGGAGTTCGATGCGGCGTTCAAACGCGCCAAAGGGCGCAAACAGAAAGGCACGGCATGAGTGAGTTTCTCGGCAGCGTTTGGTTCGGCGTGATGCTTGCGCTGGCGGGCTACCTCGTCGGCAACGTCCTGCCCATCGGCAAGCTGATGGACATGTTCAAGTCAAAGTGACCAGCCCCGAGGCGTTCGCGCCTACGGCACTGCGGGCGGGCGTGGCCTACGGGCTGCGCCCGCTGTGCCAAATGAAAACCCCCGCCCGGATCTCCGTCGTGAGGAGCCGAGCGGGGGGAGGAGAGGATGACAGGATTAGCGAATCCGCAGGCTCGTGCCCCGTGGCAGGAGCGTCACACCGGGGATCGTAGCACCCGCTGCGAGCGCCTCGCGCAGTGCGGCCTTGTCAGCCTCGACGCGCACGGCCTGGTACTTCTGCGGGAGCTGCTCGGGCGGCACGGTGACCTCGAGCGGCTGCGCTCCGCCGTTGGCCTGCAACGAGATTCGGAACCGGGGGGTTTCAAGCCTCCCCTTCCCGGTGGCCTCCATTGCTTCCTTCAGACGCTGCTTCAGGCGCTCGGCGAAAGCGTCGTCGGCAGCAGCGAGGTCGCGCATGCGCTTGGCCTCCTCGGCGCGGCTGTCAGCGCGGCTGCGGAGCGACTGGATCAGGGCCGCGTAGTCATCGGCCTTGGCCTCGAGCTCCTCGTCAAGGCCGGCGAGCATTTCGTCGAGTGCGGTCTGTGCCTCGGTGGTTTCGCCCGCCCCGTCGAGGATGGCCTCGACGAGGGTGGCGATTTCGGTCTGGATGGCGTACAGGTTCATGGTGTATCTCCTCGTATGGTCAGAAGGGCAGATCGTCTGCGTCCGTGGTCGCGGCAACGGGTGCCAGTGCGGGAGCGGTGCGGATCACGCGCATGATGGTGAGCGCACCCCCGACGCGGGCGATATCGAGCCGCAGCTCGCTGTCGATGGCCTGCTCGCACAGGTCGGCGTATTCGGCCACGGTGGTGGCGATCCAGGCGGTGCCGTGCTCGCCGGCGGCCTGCACGGCGATGGGCTTGCCGGGACGGCGCACCACGCGCTGGATCAGGAACAACCCCTCGTACTCCTCGGGGTAGGAGTCAGCGGGCGCGGGCGCTGCCGGGACGGCCGGGGCGGGCGCAGGGGCCTCCTGCGCGGCTTTGCGCTTGCGGGCGGGCTTCGGGGCATCCTCGGACACGGGCGCGTCCTGGGGCATCGTGGCGGCTTCCACGGGTGCCGGGGCGGGCAGAGCTGCGACGGCCGGGACGGCAGGGGCCGCCGGCGGGTTGTCCTGCTGCGCCATCTCCTCGGCGGTATAGAGGCCAGACAACTCAGCAGGGAACGCCTTGCGGAGGGCGAGCGCCTCGGCGCACTTGGCGATCATTACCGTGGGCATCTTGCCCCACATGGCGGTGAGGCCGCCCTCCTTGTTGCGCTGTGCGTACTCGCGGAACAAAGCGACAGAGGTGACCGCCTCAACGAATCCCTTGCGGTAGACGCCGACGCGGGCGGCCGCTGGCGGCTCATCGTGCAGCCACACATCCACCCAGACCCCGTCCGTGCCGCAGTAGGCGACGGCGGTCTGCCCTGCGTACTCGCCGCTGCGCTGGGCGACGAGGCGAAAGCCGTCGATGCTGACTTGGGTCTGCATCACCTCGCGGCGGCTACGGCTGTCCCACCGCTTGACCGCGTAAATCTGCCGAGCGAACGGGTCGAGCCCGGTGCGGTCGCAGACGCTGAAGAACAGATCCATCTCGTCGCGGCTCGCGCCCGCGCAAAGGGTGCGGGCGAGCAGCTCGCGCTTCTCGTCATCCAGTCGTGCCAGTGCAGTCATCGTGATTCTCCTCTCGTGACTCGTCGCCTCGGGCACGCGCCCGATCACGACACGCACACTATACGGGAGGGTAGAGGCCGTGTCAACCCCATACTTTCACGATTGTTTCGGCGCGGTCGCCGTACTCCTTGCACGCCGACAAGATGGCGACCTGCGAATCGTCGGCGTAGATCACCCCGGTCATGGCGTCCAAGGCAGCTCTGCATGCCTTGTCGAGGTCGGGACGCCTGGGCGCAGCCGGCGCGGTCGCCTTCAACGCACCCTTCGCGGTGTAGTGGCTGGCGGGGCGCACGAAGCGGAACAGCAGCTCTACGGCTACGGTCCCCGTCGCAGGCGGCTCGGTCCACGCCTGACGCGCTGCGAGCGCGAACACGGCCCGATACGGCTTGACCTTGGCCGATGACTCGAGCAGCAGGATGCGCCCGCTCCTTGAACGCACGGCACGCTTCGATCCTTGGGGGGCAGCTTCTCCGGGAACGATAAAGGTAATCACTCTCGCCTCCTGTGGTTCGTCTCCCGCAGGATGAACGAGTTCACTTGTTTCATTGCCTTCGCTAGTTCAAGACGCAGGTACACGACCTCCTGCATCAGTTCGATGGTAAGTGGATCATCAGTCCCGCTCACGCGGACGCGGTCCACTACGTCCTCCTCGTGCTCTCCTCTCCCCGGTTGCACTTTACCCCTCACCTTCGTAGAGGATGCGCGAGATTTTGGCTGGCAGCACGGCCCGCAGCCGGCGTACCTCGTCGCGCAGGGCGCGGATCTCGCGTGCGGCCTCTCGGCGCTCGTCGTTCGCCATCTCGCCCATCCCAGGCCACAGCAGGTCGAGGCGCTCGAGGATGTCGCGTTCCAAGTGTTCATCACCTGGGTCGGTCACTTGCCGTCCTCCTTGAAGCAGTCCCAGCCGCGCACCGTTGCGGTGTCGCGTGGCGTGCTACCCGTGTCCAAGCCCTGCCACACGCACACCTCCCGCCTCGCCTCGTCGCGCTCGGCAATCAGGGCTAGCGTGACGCGCTCAAGGCGCACAATTTCATCGGCGGCCTCGTCCATGAGGCACGGCGCGAGGCAGTCGCGGTTTGTTCGCAGGCGGTTGACGATGTCTCGGGTCATAGGATTCCCTTGAGTATGGCGGGCAGGGGCCGGAGAACGCCCCCGGCCCCCGCCTTCTCCAATACACGGCTCGTTCGTTCCTCGGCGGCTTCGCGCTGGAGCTGCTCGATGCAGTCGGCGACCCCGTCGAAGAACCGCGCCTCGGCGCGACAGTGTTCGGCAAACTCGTGGTGCCGGGTGGGCGTGCGCTCGGCAGCGGCGGCACGCTCGTCGGCACGCCGGCGGAGGAGGTAGATGGCGTAGTCAGCGTTCATGCTCGGCCTCCCACTTTGCGATCCGCTCCCCGATCCAGGCCATGCAGTTGCAGGCCATCGAGTTTCCAAGGGCGCGATACCTCGGCCCATCCGGGCAGTCCTCGGCTTGCTTCTTGCGCCACGGGATCAGGGTCCAGTCGTCCGGGAAGCCCTGGAGGCGTTCGCATTCGCGTGGAGTAAGCCGGCGCACGGTCATGGTGCTTGCGTAGACTGCGGCGACCTGCTGCGTGACCTCTGACGATTGCGGCGAGCGCGATGGGTCGTTGGTAGCAGTCAGCGACGGCGCAACAGGAACTAGTGGCGTCCCTCGCCCGGTGCCGTCCTCGCTGGCGTCAAACCCATCGGCGCGGAGAGCGTGGGCCACCGCAGGTGTTCTTGTCGTCCCAATTGTCGGCGTGCATTCATGCTGAACATTCATCGTTGACGGACGAGGGTTGTGAATGTCATTTCCTTTTTGCCAATCAAACGCCATCGCCTGCATGACGGTCGGCCCGGATGCGTTGACGCTGCTCCCTGGCGTCCCCATCGTCGCCGCGACATCTCCAGTAATCGGGCCGTTGTAGCAGTCGGTACCGATTACCACCGCCGGCGGCGAGGGAATGCCAAGTCCGCTACCAACCTTGACGGCAGGAGACACTTCAGGATGTTGGTTTACGCCGTGCGTTCCGCCCGTGCTGTAGAAGGCGTGAGCCACCGGTTGCAACACCGCAGGGAAACGGTTCTTCTCAGGCATGGTCTGTCCCTTGGACAGCACCGCATCAAGCGTCTGGCTTACTTGGCCGCCGTCCCACCAGCAGCCTGCTCCAACGCCGCCTTCAGCATCGGCGGCAGCGCCTTTCCTCGCCTTTCCGCCCGCCTCAAGATGCCGCTGCAAGCCTTCGCGGAGAGCGAGAACCTCGGCGGCAGCGGTCCCGTCTCCAAGACATCCGACAACGAAGACACGTCGCCGGCGCTGCGGGACGGCTCGGGGCCATCTCCCCACTCGCACGTATTGAGCGTCAAGGCATCGGTAGCACCACCCATACCCGAGTTCGCCCAGCGCCCCGAGGAAGGTGCCAAAATCCCGTCCTCCGTTCGATGACAAGACACCGGGCACGTTCTCCCAAACCAGATACTTGGGTCGGAGCCGAGCAGCAATCGCAAGGTAGGTGAGCATGAGGCTCCCTCGCGGATCTGCGAGTCCTTGCCGCAACCCCGCGACTGAATATGACTGGCATGGCGTTCCGCCCACGAGAAGGTCAATTGATCCGGGTTGAAGGGGCCATTGCTCATGCTTCGTCATATCTCCGAAATTGGGGACGTTGGGATAGTGGTGCGCGAGTACCGCGCTTGGGAATGGTTCGATCTCGCTGAAGCCGACCGGGGTCCATCCCAGGCCATGCCACGCAACTGTGGCCGCCTCAATGCCAGAGCACACCGAGAGATATCTCATGGCGTCGCCCCTGGCCCGATGGCGCGGATGTCCTCGCCGATTTCGGATTGAAGGACACGCATGATCTCCAACATCGGGAACCCTTCCGGCACCGATTCTGCGGTGAGGATCTGTGTCCTGTCCACGTACAGCGCAACTACGTTCCACGAGAGCAGCGTCCAGATCGTTCGCACGCGGCTGCCGTGGTAGTGGAAGTCCTCTCGCTGCTCGGCCATCCAGCGTGCGTCAATGGACGCTTGCACTTCGTGTTTGTCGCAATATGCGGCAACCTCTGGGGCATGCTCAAACAGACCGCCGTGCAGCGTCATTGTGATTTCAACGGTTCTCATCGGAGCCTCCACACGCGAATGAGGCGACCGTGCGACGATGGCCGGCGCGACGGCACGACCTGCCCGGTCCACACGAACTTCTCGTCGAAGATGCTGCCACGAGCGTTTCCGAGGTCGTTGTAGTCAAGGCCATTGTGGGCCATGAGGTTCGCTACCTCGTCGCTCGTCACGGTGTCGCCGTCGCGTGCGATGAATGCCGCGAACCCGCGAGCAGTAGCAAGCAGTTCGGCGCGGTTGATGCTTGCGAGCAGCTTGCCGATTTCCTTGCGGCGATTCGCCTCGATGGGGTCGAAGAGCGTCATGCGGCCCTCCGTTCCGTAAGGGCGCGGACGTTCAAAACGCCTGGGTCGCGCAGCGTGTATCCGGTGTGCGGCACGTGCTCGATGCGGACCTTGAACATGGCGCGTGCGCTGCCGAGCAGGTGATTCACGGCCCGTGGGGTCACGTCCCATCGCGACGCAAGTTCCTTGCGAGTCATGGGTCTACGGTCAAGGGCCGCGACCAGCCACAGGATGCGGCGCACGTATTGCGTTTGGTCAAGCCTCACAGGGTCACCTCCGTCTCGGCGTGGACGGACAAGAACCGACGCTCGGCGATTTCCATCTCGATGACGGCGGAGTCAAACTCGTGCTCGGCGTCAAACGGAATCTCGCCCAGGCGGTGGTGAGCCTGCACGACTTCCATGCTGTAAGAGTCGCCGAGCTCCATCGCGCATGCGAGCAACACGTCGTTATGCCGCTTGCGAAGGTCTGGGCGTTCGATCAGGTTGGTAACGGTGTCTCGGATCTTCATCGTTCTCTCCTCGATGACGTGCGGTCCACGGCAACGTGCCGTAACCCGCTCGCGTGTTGTACTGATGCGTATATCGGCGGTCAAGAGGGAACCCGTGAGAAATTCCGACAATTTTTTCTTACAACGGGAAATAGGCGGATCGGTTGCTATGGTGCGGTTGGATGGGCGCGACGATCACGCAGCATCAGCCCGGATCGTTCACGGTCGAAATGGACTTCGACGGGGCCGTGCCATCCATTGACTGGTCGCAGGAATACCTGCTGATTTCCGACGCGCACATCGACAACGCCCACGCCGACAGGGGGATGTTCGAACGCCACATGCGCCAGTGCCGCGAGCGCGGGGCCAAGTGGCTCTCGAACGGCGACTTTCTGTGCCTGATGCAGGGGAAATGGGACCCGCGCTCGGATACCTCGGCCTGCCGGCCTGAGCACCAGGACGGCCGTTATCTTGATGCCGTCATCAATACGACCGCCGATTACCTCGCGCCGTGGGCAGACATGGCGCTGATGTTCGCTCCCGGCAACCACGAAACCGCGATCCGCAAGCGGCATCAGACGGACATGAACGAGCGCCTGGTCGAGGCGCTCAAGGCCCGGAACAAGGACTGCCGTGCATATGCAGGCAGTTATGCAAACTGGGTGCGGTTCCTTGTGAGGCACAAGAACCGCCGGCAAATCTTCGGGAACAGCGTCGTGATGTACATGCACCACGGCTACGGCGGCGGCGGCCCCGTCACCCGTGGCACGATCCAGACCTCACGCATGGCGGTCTATCTTCCGGACGCCGACGTGATCTGGACGGGCCACACCCACGACGAGTGGATCATGCCGATCCAGCGGGCGCGATTGACCCTGCAAGGGCGACCCTACCTCGACCGCGTGCTGCACGTCCGAAGCCCTGGGTACAAGGACGAGTTCAGCGAGCAGAACGGGTGGGCCGTCGAGAAGGGGATGCCACCGAAGCCGAAGGGTGCGCTGTGGCTGCGGTTCTGGATGGACAACCTTCGCAAGAACGGGGTCGCTAGCCGTACGCTGCGCTGCGAGGTCCGTGAAGCGCAGTAACTGACCGTTTCAGAAGGACAGATTCAGGAGCATCCATGCCGACGCCAGCCAAGGGCAAGCGATTCGTGAAGGTGGTACGGAACCCGGAGACGGGCCGCACTCGCAAGGTTTCCTACGGTCAGGCCGGGAAGGCCAAGAGCGGCGGCGACCGCATCAAGCCAGGGACCGCGAAGGGCGATGCTTACTGTGCTCGCAGCTTCGCGCAGATGAAGTCGCACCCTGCGGCGGCACGCAACCCGAACAGCCCGCTGCGGCTCTCGCGTGCGAAGTGGAAGTGCAGCGGCAAGACCTCAAGAGGATAAACATCATGGCAAAGAAGACAGCAAAGCGCGGCCTGTACGCGAATATCAACGCACGACGTGCGGCTGGCACCAGCCGCCCGAAGTCGAAGTCCACCGTGAGCCCCTCGGCATACAAGGCGATGAAGCGCGGATTCAAGTGAGGCACCCATGCGCGTCCGACTCGGCGGCAAGTACTGGACGCTGCGGTTTAGCCCGAACCTGCACGACTACGGGAACATGGTCGATCCCGGCAAGGCCGCTGGGCGCATGCTGCGCGTTGCCACATGGCAGAGCGAAGAGGAGCGTTTGGATACCACGCTCCACGAGGCGATTCACTGCTGCCGGCCAGAGCTCGACGAGCAGGCCGTGACGGACCTCGCCAACGATCTGTCGCGTTTGCTGTGGAAGCTCGGGTACAGGCGCGAGCAGTGATGTTCAAGAAAGTGGAAGTTGCGTACACGTTATTGCGACGTGTACGTTCGATCACTATTCCTCCCAGTACACATCCTCGCCACGGCGGTACTTGGCGAGATCGGCGTCGCGCTTGCACGACGTGAAGTGCTTGTCGAGGAATCGGCAGTAGTTGTTTGGGAACAGGATGAACCTGCCGTCCGTGCGCTCAATGAGGTTGAGCGGCTTGTGTTCCTGCGGGTAACGACTAAACCCGTCACTCCAGTCAATGACGATCCCGGTATGCCGGCCGCAGAACCCGCGCTCGGCGCTCGTGCCCATCACATTGATTCCCTCGAGGTACTCAAGGTGGATCGCCTCAACATGGTCGCCCATTGCGCCCCAGGGCTGGAGGTGTGACGGCTCGCAGAACCCCGGCAGCGGGCTGCGCTCAAACGCCTTGGGGTCGTGCGCGAGCTTGTGCAGCGGGACGCCGCACCATTCCGCGCCCGTCTCGAGCAGGACGTGCGCCATCACGATCTGGCCGGGGCGGGCGTAGACCGCGTGCCAGATGCCGCGTGTCGTGCCGGCGGGCATCGTCGGCCCGAGGGCTGTGTTGCACACATGCACATACAGATGAAACGGAAGATTGGCGTGGCGAGGCATATGGTTACTCCGTGCAATCACATGGAATGGTTGTATCGTCTTTGTCGCCGAAGAGCTCGCCTTGCACAGTAATCTGTGTGAGCAACTGCGCGTAGGTTGGGCGGTCCTTTCGGAACCTCGCGTCGCGTAGGCGTTCCTGCTCAACCCACCATGCAGCGCGTTCAGGCTCGGCGCGGATGACGCGCTCAACTCGAGCTGCGCCCTTCAAGAAGCACAGGTCGCAATTCCCGAACGCAGGGTCATCGTTTGGCAAACGCAGGTCGAATGGCTGCTCGCGCCAGAAGGCGCGGACATCGTCGGCCGTGACTCCAGCGTCGGCTAATGGCATGGCGATGTCGCGGGTTGGGTCCGACCGGAGGCGGGCAACGCGGCGCGGCTCGTCGGCGCGAAGCCCGATGATGGAGGTAAAGTCTTCCTTCCCCAGCGAGGCCATGTACTTCCGCATAGGGATCACCTTTAGATCGGACGTACAGAACCGCGTAATGGGATTAGGTAGGTACTTGCGCTTGGCAATCAGTTCCGCAAACGGCTTCCCATCTCGACTGGCCGTGTCGGCCGTCACGACGGCAAACCCACCCGGTCGATACTCCAACCACGTGACGTGGCACCAATGCCGCTCGACGTCTTCCAAGAATTCATATGTGGCGGCATGTTCCCGGCCCGTGTTGGCGAACACCACGTGGCCATCGGCAGGCATCGTTCCGCCCCAGGCATCAAGCACGCGCTGAAGCATCATCCCGCTCGTGCGCCCGCCGCTGAAGGACAGCAAGAAGGGCGGCTGAATACGGAAAGGATTCATATTCACGATGGTATACTGCAAGTGCGGAGATGCGGGAGTGCGGGAGTCGGAGCCCTATGACCCGCAAGGGGATCGCCAGAAGGCCGCGAGGTACGACGCGATCCAGCGCAACCTTTGGGGTAATGACAACCTGCCGCCAAGGGACAGACTCGGCGAAGTCCGGGTGCTGTCTCATGTGACGAAACCACGGTCGCTGGAGCAGAAGTGCTACAGATCCGCACATCTGTATGCGTTTCGGTGAACGCATACAACTTTTGGGGGCGGATGGAGCTGCGGTAAGAACAAACGCGGCCCGGGACTTGCGTCAACCAGGCCGCGCTTCCGGGGGCTAGATTGTCGGGTCGCGCCGCGCTTGGCGGCTCCAACCGCCTCGCCTCGTCAGAGAGGCGCGCCCGACGAGAACATGGTATACTGCCGGCAGAGCGGCTGCAACTGCTCGACAACTCAAGGCCGACGGTGGGGCGGGTCAGTGTGCAGCCGCTCCCCGCCCCACCCCGGTCGTTTCGAGGCGCTCATGGCGACGAATTACCCGTGGTTTCCGTTCTATGCGGCCGACTGGACGCTGTCCGTGGTCGGGATGAATGCCACCCAGCGCGGGATCTACATCTCGCTCCTCGCCTACCAGTGGGCGAACGGATATGCACCCGCTATGCGCGAGCAATGCGCTCGCATTGCGGGCGCACACCCGATGCAGGACGAAGATTGGGATGCGGTGCGCGTCAAGTTTGCCGTCGATGGCGACCGAATGCGGAACCTTCGGCTCGAAGAATGCCGCGGTGTGTGTAAGTCACGCTCTGACAACGCGAAGCGAGCGGCGGCCGCTTCATGGGAGAAGCGAGCGCATAGCGACCGCAATGCGACCGCAATGCAGTCGCAAAGCGACGGCAATGCTAGTCAGAGTCATAGTCATAGTCACATATCTCAATCCCCCCCTACCCCCCCTTCGAGGAAGGGGGGGAGGAGGAGAGGGAATGATTCACTCCCGTTCTAGGAGAACCCACCATGCCTGACCACGAAGCGTTCCTTGAAACCAAGAAGCTCATGCACCGACTCTGGCCGAAGTGGAAAGCCGACGATGAGCTCGCGTCGCTGCTCAACAGCCGATGGCTGCACCTCGACCAGGACAAGCTCCGCGAGTGCATCCGATCCCACCGATTCGACCGCAACACCATCCCCGACGTGACCGCGATCCACAAGGCGTACTGCCGCATCACCGGCGGGAACTACGCGGATGTTCCGACCCCACAGCCGCGCCGCTATGCGCTCGAGCAGGGACCGACCGAACAGGAGGTCGCAGACTGGCAGGAGTGGGCCGATGAACTGCTGGCGACGGCGACGGCGACAGAACTGGCACACTGCCGCGAGCGGCTTGGCCTGCTGTCACTCCAGACCGACACGCCAGGGCAGCGCCGCGTCACCGCCATCGCCATTGAGTATTGCCGCAAGAATCCACAGGTTCCATGAACGATACGACCGCGTATACTTCGACCAACGAAAGGACACCTATGAGCTGGTACGTGATTGTGTGGAGAGAGGCAGAGAAGCGTCGAACACCCCTGAAGGTGCCCGGGATTCGGGACTGGTGCAAGTCACACGACATGAAACTCGTCGTTCTGCTCGCGCAGTGGGATCAGACGCTTGGGACCAAGTACCTCGAGACGGATGGCTCGGACACGCTCTGGAGCCACGCCGGCACCGAGTATTCCGCACGCACCACCATCGTCCCCGAACACGCTGCACCGAAGCTCGAGTACTGGGGATGCTGCGAAACGGAAGATGACTTCGACTGGGTCATCGAACTCCCGGACGGAAAGACGGACTACCGCAAGGTGCTGTCGATCTCGCAGCATGCCGACATTGGCAAGGCATGGGACCAGGCCAAGAAGGATGTCGGGCACTGGCTCGATAAGGTCGAGGAGTTCGACACCGAGGAATGGCAACAGGAACGCGAGCTCGTGCGGCGTGACTACGAGAACTTCAAGCACTGGGTCAGCAAGACCTATGGGATCATGCCACCCGATCCTGAACCAATCGGCCCGGGTGAACGCGGATTCAGCGAGTGATTCGGTAAACTGCCGCCATGCGACGGCGGCGACACCCCATCCTCCTCGCCAACATGGATGACTGCCTCCTCGGCGTCATGTACCCCAAGGCCACCGACCGAGCAGGAATACCCGTCGCCGTATACTCGGCAGACATGATCGCGGCCCGCCTGCGCGACCAGCACGACATGTCCATCGGCGAAGCACGCACCTTCGTCACCGACAACATCGAAACCAACGAACTCGGCCCCGGCACCCCGCGCCTGATCTGGGCCGCAACGAGCGAAGATTTCGGCGAGCCCGTGTGCAAAGCCTGATATACTGCGGGCAATGGATATCCATTCGTATGACGATTTCAAGGCGGCCGTCACCACGGCCGTGGTGTCGCAGGGACGCACCCGTAGCCAGGTCGCACGCGACCTCGAACAGCAGGGCAGGCTCCGCGCACATACCGTGATGTGCCTGCTGTCCACCGCGCCCGTCATCGGGAAGCGAACCGCCACCTTCGACTCCGCCATCACACTCGCCGATGCCGCAGGACTCCGCATCACCCTCACCCCGAAGGAATCCGCCTAATGCCCAGCAAGTCACCTGCCCAGCGACGCCTCATGGCAGCCGCTGCCCACAGGCGCAGCTTCGCCAAGAAGGTCGGCGTCCCCATGTCCGTCGCCAAGAAGTTCAACCGCGCAGACGTGAAGGCAAAGGGCAAGAAGCGCAAGTGACCAAACTCGCGGCCTACGGTGAGAACGGCCGCCGCGTCGGCGAAACACACCACAATGCCACGATCCCCGACGAAGTCATCCAAGAGATCCGAGAGCTCCACGAAGAGCACCGATGGGGCTATCGTCGCATCGCCAAAGCCCTCGGACTCCGCTGGACCACCGTCAGCAAGATCTGCCGCTACCAGCGCCGCGCCTCTCTCCCCGCCGACTGGAAACGCCCTCGTCAAGCGAAAGATCGGCCGGCCGGCCCTAACCAAGGCACCTGAACCATTTGCCAGCGAAGTACTTGCGTGGATCTCCCAAGGCAAGACCCTACTCGCGTACTGCGAACAGAAGGGCAAGCCAGCAAGGCAAACGATCACCGGGTGGTTTGACCTTGATCCAGAGTTTTTCAGTCACTACAAGGCCGCACGCGAGACAGGCTTCGAGGCCATGTTTGAGCAGTGCGGGGAGATCGCAGACATCGAGCCGGAAACGCCCGTCCAGGCCGCGTGGCGTCGATACCAGATCGACACCAAGCTCAAGATCCTCCGCATGGCAAACCCGGCCAAGTATGGCGAGAAGGTCGCCGTAGACCACGGCGGCGGAATCACCCTCAACGTCATCACCGGCGTCCCGGATGGCGAATAAGACCATCCGCCTCGGATACGAGCCTCGGGACTGGCAGCGGCGGTGCCACCTTGAGCGCCGCCGGTTCACCGTCCTCGCCCTGCACCGACGCGCCGGCAAGACCGAACTCGCCCTCATGGAACTCCTCCACCGGGCGGTGAAGTGCCAGTCGGATCTCGGATTCTTCGTGTACGTGGCCCCGTTCTTAAAGCAAGCCAAGGCCATCGCCTGGGCGCGACTGAAGCAGAAGATCGACCCGTTCATCCGCACCGGGTCCGTGGACGTGAACGAGGCCGACCTCGCCGTCACGTTCAAGTCGAACAAGGCCACGATCCGCCTGTTCGGCGGCGACAACCCAGACGCCCTGCGTGGCGTGCGGCTCGACGGCTGCGTCATCGACGAGGTCGCGCAGATCAAGCCCGAGGTATGGGAGGCCATCATCCAGCCCGCCCTCTCCGACCGCCGCGGCTGGGCGCTGTTCATCGGCACCCCCGCCGGGATCAACCTGTTTAGCGAGCTGTACTACCGCGCCGCGAGCGGCTCCCTCGAGGACTGGTATGCGGCGAAGTACACGGTCTACGACACCGATGCGCTCGCGCCAGACGAGGTCAAGCGCCTCGAGCGTGACATGCCCGAGGCTGCGTTCGCACGCGAATACCTGTGCGATTTCAGCGCAGCAGGCGACGATCAGCTCATTGCGCTCGCCGACGCAGAGAACGCCGCGCAGCGCGAGTACCCAGACGGCGACATCATCGACCAGCCCCTCATCGTCGGCGTTGACCCAGCACGGTTCGGGGATGACCGGAGCGTGATTGTCCTGCGCCAGGGGCTCCGCATGGAGCCGCCCATCGTCCATCACGGTATCGACAACATGGCGCTCGCCGCAGCCGTCGCCAACGTCATTGAGGACCGCGACCCGGACGCCGTGTTCATCGACGCCGGGGCAGGCGCTGGCGTCATCGACCGCCTACGGCAGCTCGGCTACGACGTGACCGAGGTCGCGTTCGGCGGCAAGGCGACCTACGCCAACCTGTTCGTCAACAAGCGCACCGAGATGTGGTGGGCCATACGCGAGTGGATACAGGCGGGCGGCTCAATCCCCAACGACATCACGCTGAAGCAGGAAATCAGCACGCCGATCTACTGGTACGACGCCGCCGGCAAGCGCGTGCTCGAGTCGAAGGACGAGATCAAGAAGCGGCTCCAGGGCGGCGGCAGCCCGGACATGGCCGACGCGCTCTGCCTCACGTTCGCCTACCCGGTCGCCAAGATGCTGCCACGCGAGGTGCGCGAGAAGATCGACACGCGACCGACCGACTACGACCCGTACGAAGAGATCAGTACCCGTAACCGCTAGACGGAGGTCTACAGTCATGGTCAGGCAGGCAACCGAGCAGGACATCGACGCAATCGTCGAAATGATGTTGAGGTTTAGGTCCGGCACAAAGTACTCCCATGTGCTGCCTATGCACCGCGATGACGCACGATCAGCCATCATCCAACTTGCTTCGGTGGGCCGCATCTGGGTGGCGGAGATTGATGGTCACGTTTGCGGCTTTATGGCCGCGGCAATCGTCTCCTCGTGGATCAGCGCAAGCTCACGAATTGCGCTCGAACATGCGTGGTGGATGCAGCCTGAAGTCAGGGGCCGACCGGAAGGCATCCGCATGCTGCTCGAGTTCGAGCGGTGGGCCAAAGAGCAAGGGGCGCAAGTCGCCTGCATGTCAGACATCGTCCTCGAGGCCGGCAGTCCGGCTGGGTCGATCCTCCAAAGGCTCGGCTACGAGGTGAGCGAACGCACTTTCTTGAAGGTTCTCCCATGTTCGACCACAGCATCCGACGAATCCACGACCTGTCCGCACGCCGCGAGCGGCATTTCATCATCTCAAGCATCGGATCACTAATTGCCGGGCTTGGTACTGCCCTTGGCGCGGGGGCTGGGGCTGGACTTGCGACTGGACTTGCGGCCACGGCAGCTGCTACCGCAGCGGCCGGTGCTGGCTATGGAATTGCCGCCGGCGAGCGCGGTGCCAAGATGCAGCGGCAGGCGATGAACCAGCAGAAGCAGGCGCAGGACGCCGCAGCCGCCCAGGCTCGCAGCCAGCAGCGCCGCAGCCAGCAGGCGATGGCCGCCGCCAACCGCGCCGAGCCCGCCGTCGCCGACATCATGGGACGCGCTGCCGCCGAAATGGGTGGCGGCCCCTCGAGCACCATGCTCACCGGGCCGATGGGCGTCAACCCGCAGGATCTTCAGCTCGGGCGCACGTCGCTCTTGGGTGGATGATGTTCACGCTGTCGCCACTCGCCATCCTGCGACGGCTAGGCATGCCGATGGCAATGCCGTTTGGTGGCTTGTTCGACTACGGCCCAACACCAGGAACACCGCAGAACCGTGATCGCGTGGGCGGAATGCCCGGAATGGCAATGTTTGGTGAACAAAGCACCGAAGCACCAGCGTTCGGAACTCCGATTCCACAGGCGATGCTCAATGCGTCACTGCTTGGAACGGTGATTGGGAACCTGTCCCAGAACACGCTGCTGACAAACGAAGAACCGCGACAGGCAACAAACCAAGCAGCCGGCGGCGGGTTGCGACGCCAATCGCAGCCGATGCGATACGCACAACGTCCAGCAACATTTGAAGCTGCAACACGAAATAGTAGGTGATGAAATGAGCGAGTACACCGGAGACAATCAGTCGTATCCCGGCGCTCCCACGCGGGATCGACTGTTCACCCGGTGGGGCCAACTCAAGAGCGAGCGTGCGTCCTGGTACGCGCACTGGCAGGAACTCACCTCCTACATCCTGCCGCGCAACGGGCGCTACTTCCGCCAGGACCGCGACCGCGGCTACCGCCGCCACAACAACATCTACGACTCGACCGGCACCCGCGCACTGCGCATCCTTGGTGCAGGCATGATGTCGGGCGCAACGTCGCCGGCACGGCAGTGGTTCCGCCTTGCCACGCCGGACCCGGAACTCAACTCCTACGACCCGGTCAAGCTCTGGCTCGATGACGTGACCAAGCGCATGCAGCGCGTGTTCCAGAAGTCGAACACCTACAACGCGCTGCACCAGATGTACGAGGAGCTCGGCACGTTCGGCACCGCAGCCACCATCCTGCTCCCCGACTACCAGAGCGTCATCCACCACTACCCGCTGACCTGCGGCGAGTACTGCATCTCAACCGACGCAAAGGGCCGCGTCTGCACGCTGTACCGCGAGTTCGAGATGACCGTCTCGCAGGTGGTCAAGGAGTTCGGCCTTGAGAAGTGCAGCGTGTCGGTGCAGAACATGTACCGCACCGGGAACCTCGACCAGTGGGTGCCCGTGATCCACGCCATCGAGCCTCGCGCCGACCGCGACATCGGCAAGCGCGACGCCAAGAACATGCCGTGGGGTTCGTATTACTTCGAGGTCGGCGGCGAGGATGGCGTGTTCCTGCGCGAGAGCGGGTTCCAGTACTTCCCGGCGCTCTGCCCGCGCTGGTCCGTGATTGGTGGCGACATCTACGGCAACAGCCCTGGCATGGAGGCGCTCGGAGACATCAAGCAGCTCCAGCACGAGCAGCTCCGCAAGGCGCAGGCCATCGACTACCAGACCAAGCCGCCGCTTCAGGTGCCGGCGTCCATGAAGAACCGCGACGTGGAGACGCTCCCGGGCGGAGTGTCGTACTACGACGGGCAGTCGAACGGGATCAAGACCGCGTTCGAGGTCAACCTGAACCTCCAGTACCTGCTGAATGACATCATGGACTGCCGCGAGCGAGTGCGTGGTTCGTTCTACGCGGACCTGTTCCTGATGCTCGCCAATACCCCGAACACCCGCATGACCGCCACCGAGGTCGCCGAGCGCCACGAGGAGAAGCTCCTCATGCTCGGCCCGGTCCTCGAGCGCCTGCACAACGAGCTGCTGTCCCCGCTCGTGGACATTACGTTCACGCGCATGGTTGCTGCCGGCGCACTGCCGCCCGCCCCGCAGGAATTGCAGGGAATGGACCTAAACGTCGAGTTCGTCAGCATGCTGGCGCAGGCGCAGCGTGCCATCGGCACGAACGCCGTGGACCGTTTCGTCGGCAACCTCGGGGCCATCGCCCGCATGAAGCCCGACATCCTCGACAAGTTCGACCAGGATCAGTGGGCCGACGTATACGCCGACATGCTCGGCGTGGACCCGTCGCTCATCATCGCCGACAAGGAAGTCGCGCTCCTGCGCGACGCCCGCAATCAGGCGATGGCTGCGAAGGAACAGGCAGCCGCGCTTCAGCAGACCTCGCAGAGCGTCAAGAACATGGCGCAGGCACCGACTGGGCAGCAGAACGCGCTGACCGACGTGATGAACATGTTCTCGGGGTACGGCTCGCCCTCGGGTGTTGAGGTCTGACAGTACCCGTAAGCATTAGCCACAGGGATACAGTCCCGCCGTGAGCAATTACGACCCCCTCGACCTGCGGGGCCAGGAGCGCGACAGAGCCGACAAAGAGCTCCGTGAGCGTCTGGAACGGCAGAACGAGGAGGCCGACGTGAAGTGGCTCATGTCCAGCAAGCGAGGCCGTCGCATTGTGTGGCGGCTGCTGGACCAGGCGGGCGTGTTCCGCAGTTCCTTCAACACCAACGCGATGTCGATGGCATTCGCGGAGGGCGGCAGGAACTACGGGCTACGAATGCTCGGCATGGTCCATGCGCTCTGCCCGGAGCAATACCCGGCAATGATGAAGGAACAGGCACACGATGAACGAACCAACGATGATGGAAACGGCTGAAACCAACACCACAGCCGCTCCCGCATCCGATGCTGCCGCAGTTGTCTCGGCGACGGCCGAGAAGCTCTACGGCAGCGAGCAGAAGGCGACCACGACCCAGGGCCGGCAAGCCGCGGATGCGGCCGCTGCCGGCAAGGCTCCTGAAGCCAACGACGCCAAGGCAGCAGAGGCACCCGCCGACGCCAAGCCGACCGCGCCGGAAACCTACGAGTTCAAGGCACCGGAGGGTCGAACGTTCGACTCCGAGGTCATTGCCGAGTACTCGAAGGTGGCGAAGGAGCTGAACCTGTCGCAGGAAGCCGCGCAGCGCGTCCTTGACGCAGTCGGCCCCAAGCTGGCTGAACGTCAGGCGGCGCAGATCGAGGCCGTCCGCACCGGATGGGCCGACAGCAGCAAGGCCGACAAGGAGTTTGGCGGCGAGCGTCTGTCGGAGAACCTGTCCGTGGCGAAGAAGGCGCTCGATGCGTTCGGCACCTCCGAACTCCGCAGCCTGCTCAACGAGTCCGGCCTCGGGAACCACCCGGAAGTGATCCGGTTCATGTTCCGCGCCGGAAAGGCGATCAGCGAGGACAGCATGGTTACGGGCAACAAGGGCGAAGCCAGACCGGCCGGACCCCGCTCGTTCAATGACCTCGCCGACGCCATGTACTCCTCCAGCACCTAAACCCACGAAAGGGAACAAGCAATGGCAACTATTACTGCTAACAACCTGACGCTCGCCGATTGGGCGAAGCGCACCGATCCCGAGGGCCGCGTTCCGGTCGTTGCGGAACTCCTGTCCCAGACCAACGAGATCCTCGAGGACTGCGTCTTCAAGGAAGGCAACCTCCCCACGGGCGACCGCGTTGTCATCCGTACTGGTCTGCCGGCCGTGTACTGGCGCGCCCTCAACCAGGGCATCCCGAACAGCAAGAGCACGACTGCCCAGGTCGATGAAGCCTGCGGCATCCTCGAGGCTCGCAGCGAGGTCGATAAGGATCTCGCCATGCTGAACGGCAACACCGCGCAGTTCCGTCTGTCCGAAGACGTGGCCTTCCTTGAGGCCATGAACCAGACGCAGGCGACCACGCTGTTCTACGGCAACCCCGCCACCGATCCGAAGCAGTTCCTCGGCCTCGCGCCGCGTTACTCTGACATTGGTGCTGGTTCTCCGAACAACTCGCAGAACATCCTGTCTGCGGGTGGTTCTGATGCGACCGCGAACACTTCGATCTACCTGGTGGTTTGGGGTGACAACACCGTCTACTGCCCGTTCCCGAAGGGTTCGACCGCTGGCCTCATGCACGAGGATCTTGGCGAGCAGACCGTGTATGACGGCAACAACCGTCTCCAGGCTTATGCCACTCGTTACCAGTGGAAGAACGGTCTGGTCGTGAAGGACTGGCGTTACGTCGTGCGAGTCTGCAACATCAACACGACTGACCTGTTGGGTCAGGTGACCACCCAGGCTGCGACCGCATCCACTGCCATCATCAAGATGATGAGCCGTGCTCTGTATCGCATCCCGAACATGGCAATGGGTCGCGCCGCGTTCTACATGAACCGTACCGTCCACAGCGGCCTTGCGATTGCTGCGCTCGATAAGAGCCAGGCAGTCCTGAAGGTCAACGACGGTCTCTCGCAGTTCGGCACGCCGTACAGCTGGCTGACTTTCCAGGGCGTTCCGTGCCGCAAGGTTGACGCAATCATCAACACCGAAGCCGTGGTGAGCTGATAGCTCCCATCAACAAGAAAGAAGGAACTCACCATGATTCTTGATAATCTCCTCGTTGTGTCTGGAACCGTCCCTGCGACTGGTGTCGCTACCGGACAGGCGGCGCTTCCTGTTTCCGGTACTCCCGTTCTTTCGACCGACACGATTGACCTTTCGGTCGCCCGTGACATCGGCGAAGGCGCGGACCTGACTATGAACTTCACGTGCGTTGCGGCATACAACACCCTGACCTCGCTGACGTTCGAGATCATTGGCGCAACGAACGCTGCTCTTTCGACCGGCGTGACTGTGATCGGTTCCTCTGGACCCGTTCCGCTGGCAAGCCTCACCGCAAACGCGCAGTTCTCTGTGCGTTTCAATCCGCAGCTCCTGTCTACCGGACAGCGGTACATCGGCGCTCGGTACACCACGGTCGGAAGCACCCCGACCACCGGCAGCGTGTGCGCTTACGTCGTCATGGACATCCAGGACGGCCGCAAGTTCTACGCCTCCGGCTTCTCAGTGATCTGATAGGAGACTTCGATGGCAAAGGTCAAGGCAAAAGTCGTCTGCTTCGTGGACAACCACTATCGCAACGAAGGCGATGTCTTCCAGTACAACGGTCCGTTCAACGGAAATCTGGAATACCTGGATGTTCCCGAGCAGAGGCCAGAGGAAGATCAGCACGCTCGCAAGGTGCGGAAGCCTCGAAACACTGTGACCGAAGCATCGGAGTGAGCTTGTAACGAGTTAGTGAACAGGGAGGGGCGTCGGCGGGAAACCACGGCGCCCCTCCCGTCCTACGGGAGGCTTCCATGGCTTCGGTCGTCGAGATCTGCAACCTCGCGCTCGCGCACCTCGGTGACGATGCCACCGTCGCTAGCATCGACCCGCCGGAGGGATCAGCGCAGGCCGAGCACTGCGCCCGGTTCTACCCGAGCGCACGTGACATGCTCCTCCAGATGCACACGTGGTCGTTCGCATCGCGGCGCGTCAGCCTCGCGCAGGTGACGATGCCGTACACCATGTGGAAGTATTCCTACGCATGCCCCGGTGACATGATGACCGCCGTGGCTGTGCTTCCGCCAGACGCGGAGAACGACTACTCCGTCCGCGCATACCCCGCCGACCGCTACGGCTTCGGATGGACGAACCCACCCATCACGACCGCCGGCGTGTACGTGCCGCAGGAATACGTGATTGAGACGGACACGCTCGGGAACAAGGTCATCTACACGAATCAAGAGAATGCGCTCCTGCGATATCAGGCGCTCGTAAGCGATTCGACCAAGTTCGACCCGATGTTCACCATCGCATTGTCGTGGCAGCTTGCGTCATTCCTCGCCGGCCCAATCGTGAAGGGCGAGGAGGGTGCGCGTCAGGGGCAGCGATGCCTCCAGATGGTCGCGATCTACCTTGGACAGGCCCGCATGTCGGACGCCAACCAGCGCGACGTGAAGCCCGGTCACATCACCTCGTGGATTTCTGGACGCTGATATGGCGCTGACCCGCACGTATACACGGTCCTTCGCGGGCGGCGAGGTTTCGCCCGAGATGTGGGGGCGGATCGATGACGTGAAGTTCCAGACGGGCGCAGCGAAGTTGCTCAACTTCATCGCGCTCCCGCAGGGTCCGGCAGAGAACCGCCCCGGCACGGCGTTCGTGCGCGAGGTCAAGGACAGCACGAAGCGCACGCGCCTGCTTCCGTTCACGTTCAGCACTACGCAGACGATGGTGCTCGAGCTCGGCGCTGGCTACTTCCGGTTCCACACGCAGGGTGCGACGCTCGGGCCGGGGACGCCTGCCGCATACAACGGAGCGACCGCCTATGTGGTGGGCGACTTGGTGTCCTCTGGCGGCGTGAACTACTACTGCATCGCGGCGACCACGGGCAACGCGCCGCCGAACGCGACGTACTGGTACGCGCTGCCGGCGGGGATCTACGAGATCCCGAACCCATACGCCGAAGCCGACCTGTTCGACATCCACTACGTGCAGTCTGCCGACGTGCTGACGCTCGTCCACCCGAACTACGCGCCGCGTGAGCTGCGCCGCCTTGGTGCGACCACGTGGACGCTCACGACGATCACCTTCGGAGCGAACATCGCCACGCCTGGAACGCCGACCGTGACCGCGACGCGAGGGCAGGGATACAACATCACTTCGGTGGACATTGCGCAGGATCGCATCACGCTTGCGTCGAACGTGCAGAACCTGACAATCGCAGAGGGAGATTCGATCTATATCTCCGGCGTGGTTGGCAACACCACGTTCCAGAATCTGGTGAACGACAAGTTCTTCATCATTGCCGATTTCCACACGAACTCGACGTTCTCGATTCTCAACTACCAGACGCACGTCCAGATTGATTTCTCTGGCGGCACCTATACGAGCGGCGGTCTGGTGCAGGGGATGGAGCAGACCGAGAGCATCACGAACTACTACGTGGTGACGGCGATCACGTCCAACGGGATCGACGAGACGCCGCCGTCCGCGGCCGGAAGCGTGTCGAACAACCTCGCAGTGGTCGGCGCGTACAACACGATCTCGTGGTCGGCCGTATCCGGCGCGAGCCGATACAACGTCTACAAGCGACAGAGCGGCTTGTACGGGTTCATCGGCCAGACCGAGGCTACGTCGTTCGTTGACAACAACATCGCGCCAGACATGGGCATCACGCCGCCCGTGACCGAGACGGTGTTCGCGTCGAGCGGGAACTACCCAGGCGCGGTCAGTTACTTCGAGCAGCGACGCGTGTTCGCCGGCACGACAAACGCACCGCAGACGATGTGGATGACGCGCACCGGGACCGAGAGCGACATGTCCTACCACATCCCGTTGCAGGACACCGACCGGATCAACTTCCGCGTCGCTGCACGGGAGGCCAACACGATCCGCCACCTCGTCCCGTTGACGCAGCTGCTCGCGCTGACGAGCGCCGCCGAGTGGCGCGTCAGCCCTGTGAACAGCGACGTGATCTCGCCGACCACCATCTCGGTGCGTCCGCAGTCATATGTCGGTGCAAACAACGTGCAGCCATCCATCGTGAACAACACGGTGGTGTATTGCTCAGCCCGAGATGGCCACGTGCGCGAGCTCGGATACTCGTGGCAGGCGAGCGGGTTCGTGACTGGGGACCTGTCGATCAGAGCCACGCACCTGTTCGACAATTTCGACATTACGGACATGTGCTACAGCAAGGCTCCGCAGCCGCTGTTGTGGTTCATCTCGAGCACGGGAAGCATGCTCGGACTGACGTACATCCCCGAGCAGCAGATCGGCGCATGGCACCAGCACGAAACGGACGGCGACTTTGAGTCGTGCGCGGCCGTGGCCGAGGGTGCCGAGGACCGTCTGTACGTCATCGTCAAGCGGACTATCGGTGGCAACACGAAGCGATACGTGGAGCGGTTCGCAAGCCGGCAGGTCGGCGAGCTGAAGGACTGCTTCTTCGTGGACAGCGGCCTGACGTTCAACGGCACGAACACGACCGCGACCACGGTCACGGTGACGGGCGGCACGACCTGGGGTCCGGCCGACGTGTTGACGATTACGGCGAGCAGCGCCATCTTCCAGTTCCCGGCCACCACGGACGTGGGCGACGCCATCGTCCTGACCGATGCCAACGGAAACACCTATCGCCTGACGATCCTGTCCACGACGTCCACGACGGTCGCTACGGCCCGAACGGACCTCATCCTGCCTGTGGCCCTGCGCGGGGTGGCGACGGCTGTGTGGGCGTTTGCACGCGACACGGTGGCCGGCCTGACGCACCTCGAGGGCAAGACGGTCAGCATCCTTGCTGACGGAGCGGTCATGCCGCAGGTCACGGTGACGGGTGGGGTGGCCGTGTTGCAGCGGCCGTCCGTGGTCGTGCATGTCGGTCTGCCCTACGTTAGCGACCTCGAGACGCTGCCGATGGCGCTCCAGATGGAGGCGTTCGGGCAGGGCCGCGCAAAGAACGTCAACGAGGCATTCCTGCGCGTATATCGCTCAAGCGGAATCTTCGTCGGCCCCGACGCCGACAATCTCGTCGAGGCCAAGCAGCGCACCACGGAGCCATACGGATCGCCGCCTGGGCTCAAGACGGACGAGATCGGCGTGAAGCTCACGCCCACGTGGCGGCAGGCGGGGCGCGTCTACGTGCGGCAGTCGGACCCGCTCCCGCTGACCATCGTTGGGCTGACCCTTGAAGTGAGCATCGGAGGCTGACATGGCAGTCGTACAGGTACCGTTCTCCTCAAGCCCGACTGGCCCGACGCTGATGACCGGGCAGTCGTACGCCATCAGTGGGCCAGGACCTGGCCCCGGGTTCGCATCACAGTTCGCCAGTGCCATGACGGTCGCCGGCCCCATCGCGGGCATCTTCGGGTCGATCACGGGCGCCATCGGCTCGTTCTACGCAGCGCAGAGCCAGCAGAACCAGCTCAAGATGCAGGCCCAGAACCAGCGGTTCGCGGCCGAGATGGGGCGGATCAACCAACGCGCCGCCGAGTTCACGGCTGGACAGATCGGCCGCGAGGGCGCAGCGCGGTTCGGGCAGTACTCCATGCGGGCGGGGCAGGCGCGTGCAAGCGCACAGGCCGCACTCGCTTCCCGTGGTGCCGTCCTCGGCGCAGGCAGCGCAAAGGAGATCATCGGCAGCATGGATCTCGTCAAGGAGATCGACCGCCTGAACATCAACGCCGCCACCGTGCGCGAGCAGGAGGCGGCCCGCCTGCGGGCGTTCAACATCGGGGTCGGTGCCACGATGGCCGACATCTCCGCGCAGAACCTACAGGCGACCGCCGGCACGATCTACCCCGGCCTTGCGCTCGGGACGAGCCTCCTCGGCAGCGCCACCGACATTGCCACCACCTGGGCCCGCAACCGCCGCATCGAGGAGCTGCTCGAGGGCGTGTCCACGCAGAGGATCTGACCCATGCCGACCGTACCGACCACCTTCGTCCCGCAGGTCGCCCCGCAGGGGGGCGGCGACATCGGCGACTTCGCAGCCCCCGGCATCGCGCCTGCGGAGAACCTCGCGGGGCCACAGGTCGCACGGTTTGGTCAGCAGCTCACCCAGACGGGCATGGCAGCCTTCCGGCTCGGCTCGGCGATCCAAGACGGCATCGACGAGGCCAAGACCAAGGAAGCCGACGTAGCGGCTGGCAGGGGCATGCAGGCCGTGACTGATAAGTACATGGCGATGATCGGCAAGGACGCCGAGGTGAACTACGACGCCATGCAGGCCGAGCTGTCGCAGGCAGGGCAGTCGGCGATGGGGATGCTTGACAACGACGTGCAGCGGCGGATGCTCTCCCCGATTCTGGCGCGGAACATGGGGATCTTCCAGAGCCGAATGGGCCAGCACCGCGTCCAGCAGCTCCGCGTCTACCAGACGAACGAGGCCACGGCCCGCGCCGAGTTGAGCGCAGACTACGCGATCCAGGCGTACTCGCAGCGCAGCCTCAAGGACGCCGAGGGACGCCCGGTCGGGCTCATCAACTATGCGGCCAACGCAGACACGGCCATCGCCGAGATCCGCAAGGCCGGCGAGCTCATGGGATACGCGCCTGAATCGGCGCAGATGAAGCAGCTCGAGCAGAAGGTCTACGACCGGATGGCGGTCGGGATCGTAAATGGTCTGATGTCAGAGAAGGAATACTCGCAGGCCAGCGAGTTCCTGTCCGACTCGGCGACCGTCGAGAGCCTTGACGCCAAGACGCGGCAGGCGCTGACCGAATCGGTGGAGTCGAATCGCCAGCGTTCGGTGGTCGGCGAGCTTGCGACGAGCATCAAGGAAACGGGGCTCCTCATGTCCAAGAGCGACCCGGAAACCTACTGGCAGCAGAAGGATGGCCCGGTCGAACCTCCGACCACGTTGCGCGATGCGCTTGTGCTATCGGAACAGATCAAGGACGATCAGACGCGCAAGTTCGTGCAGGCCGAATTGCGGACGCAGTTCGCGCAGGACGATGCCTTGATTGAGCAGGAATACCGCACGCTGACAGACAACATTGATCAGTATCTCGCGGTTCCAGGAAACACACTCGCCGACTTGCCGCCTAGCCAGTTCGGCCGGCTGCGACCAGTAGATCAACGCCGATATATGGCCGGACAGGTAAAGCAAGACGAGATGACGGTGATGGAACAGGTCGCACGCAATCCTGGTGTCATTCTTGATGATGATTGGTTCAAGCAATTCGGCCACAAATTGACGTATGAAACCCGTGTTCGCCTTTTGGCGGAGCGCAATAAGCCTGAACGCGTCGTCGCCGCGACCATCGACGCAGATCAGCTTGAGTCCACGCTGCTTCGGAACGGATTCAACAAGATCGCCAACCCTCCACGTGGTGATGATGCAGCGGCTGCACAGTCGCTCTATATGCGCGACAACGTCAAGACGCTCATCAACGCCGAGCAGGAGCGCGTTGGACGCCAGCTCTCACGTGACGAGAAGCAGCGCATCATTGACCGCACCGTTCTCGACAAGGTGTTCGTCAGCCGCTGGGGACGGGACCCAGAAGTGCCGTTCGCGTCGATGGCTCCTGGCGAACTTGAGCAGGCATACGTCACCGTTGACAAGCAGGACGTGATGCTCCGCGACATCCCGCCGGCACGCATGACGCAGATCCGCACCGCGCTTGAGCGATCCGGGCTCCCGACCGACATCCGAAACATCGCGGAGGCTTGGCTCCGCGCAGGCAAGCCTCAATGATCGAACCCGACATCAACCAGCAGATGGCGCGTTTCGCACCCTCGCAGAACCCCGCCGACCCGGGGTTCGACGCCATCGAGAAGGCCGTGGCCGGGATGTCAGGCGTCCCGATGCCAAAGGCTGATCCCGTAGACATTGACATCGACCGCGCCGTGCAGGACATTGCGGCGCAGCGTCGGCAGGACATGGCGTCATCGCTCATGGCTGCGTCTGAGGTGAACCCAGACGAGGCGGCGCAGGCTGACGCACTCGGCAAGCGTTTCGGGGTCGGTCAAGACATTGCGCTGCGGAACATGGCCGAGATGCGCCGGCAGGCGATGATCCAAGACACGGAGCGCATGGACCTCCTGCGGAAAGACCCGGTCCTCGCCCGCTACATCGCCGACCGTGAGTTCGCAGCGCAGGCGAGCGACGATGTCGGCGTCCTCTCCATGCTTCGGCCAATGGTCCTTGAGGCCGCGACGCTCCAGACCCCGGGCGGATTCTTCCGCGTGGTCGGTCGAGGATATGAGCGCGGGCAGATCGTGTCCGAGCTTGGAGACATTGGAGCAAAGACATTCTTCGGGTTTGCAGAGCAGGGCGATTTCGACCGTGCCAAGCAGTTGCAAGATCGCATGCAGCAGCTCGGGCAACAGGGTCTACTCGGCTCAACCGCCGAGATGATTGCGCAGAATGCTGGACAACTCCGCACCATCGGCACGACTGCTGCTGGCGGTGCCGCAATTGGAAGTTTCTTCGGGCCTCCTGGACTTGTCATTGGCGGCGGGCTCGGCGCGGCTGCGGGCATTGTGATCGGGACGGGCACGATGGAAGCCGGAAACCTGTACCTCGACATGCGCGACAAGGGCGTGTCCGATGACGCGGCCATCCCGGCAGCCATCGCCGGCGGGTTCTTGAACGGCGTGATCGAAGTGGTCGGGATGAAGATCGCATCCGCCCCGTTCAAGGCGCTTGCGTCCAAGGTCATCCGCGAGGAGGTGTCCAAGGCCATCGCGCAGCCGACCATGCGCTCGGCACTCATTGCCGCTGGCAAGGCGTATGGCCTCCAGGTCGGTGGCGAGGGGTTCGAGGAAGGATTGCAGGAAATCGTCGCCATCGCGTCCGAGGAGATTGCGAAGGCAGCGGATGGGATCGACAGCGAGACGAGCCTGCGCGAGGCGACGGGCCGCGTCATCGAGGCGTTCGCCTACGGCGGCATGGCGTCTGCCCTGCTCGGTGGCATCGGCCCCGGCGCGAACCTCGTTGTGGACTTGCGCCGCGCCAACGCCACGCAGCGGCAGCAGGCGTTCTTCGATGGCCTCGTCGAGAACCGCAAGGAAAGCAAGCTTGCCCAGCGCAACCCGCAGGGATACGAGCGTTTCCTCGCCGCACAGGCCCAGGACACGCCGGCAGAGACGATCTACGTAGACGCGGCCACCGCCCGTGACGTGCTCGCGCAGAGCGGCACCACGACGGCGCAGCTCGAGGACATCCTGCCTGGCATCCGCGAGCGGCTCGAGAAGGCCGTGGAGACGGGAGGCGACGTGACGATCCCGACTTCGCAGTTCGGGGCGAGGCTCGCCAACACGGAACTCGGGAACGCGCTGCTGCCGCACATGCGCTTGTCGCCGGAGGCCATGAGCGCGACCGAAGCGCAGGCGTTTGAGGCGCAGCGTCAGGCCGTGGTGGAGGAGGCTCGGACGATCCTCGCCACGAAGCAGGAAGCCGACGCTGCGTTCGTCGCCGAAGCGCAGCAGGTTGAGGACGAAGCGTTCGAGCAGGTCCGTTCGGTCGGCCAGTTCACCGACATCGAGGCGCGGACGATTGCCAAGTTGCGTCAGGCAATGGTGGTCGTTGACGCCGCCGAGGCCGGTATGACGCCTGCGCAGTACCAGCGCGAGCGCGGCGTGCCGTTGCAGGTGCGCGGCGTGCAGGGCGAGGTTGGTGCGACGCTAGAGCAAAAATCACCACAGCAATATCCAGCACTCTCCAAAGCGTGGAATAAATACAACAGCGGAGAAACATTCCAAACTGCTGGAGATTTGGCGAACACAATTGAACGTTTGGAAGATGCAGGTAAGCGGATTCCGCAGACAGTTCTTGATGCACTTCAGAACTTCCGTACTGCTCAACGTGAAGAAAAGGAAATTTACGGAGAGCGTGGCGGAACCGAGGATGAGGCAGGAAATGCGTTGGAAATTGCGGTGCAGAATGCCGCAGAACAACTGCGAGAAGTTGAACCGCCATCCGCGCCGCTTGAGCAGGCCGCCACGCTCGACGCCGACTACCTCGCGGCGGTTGAGCGCGGCGACGTGGCGACCGCGCAGCGCATGGTGGACGAAGCCGCAGACGCGGCTGGATACACGGTTGCGGGATTCCACGGATTGTCGGAAGGCAAGCTTGAAGGTGATTCATTTGATCCAAAGCGGCTTGGTAATTTCACAGGAGCACCAAGCGCAAGGCTTGGATTTTTCTTTTCCAAGTCGATTGGTACTGCTGAAACTTATGGAATGCCGCGCCTTCGCCCGGATGTGGTTGAAATAATTGCCAGTCGGCTACAACGCGCATATGAGCCGCTCATAAACGCGATTCCTGAAGGCGTTCAAACGGTAGGACTAGCGCAGGAGCTGTCTTACGGAGAGAACGCATTTAACCCATATATGCAAGAGGGGCCCGAGACGGATCGCATCAGCGCGGAAAACTATTTGCCGAATATTGAAGGCTTGTCAGAAGCAATTCTGAATGATGTGCTGGAGATGGAGGATGATCCTGAAGTATCCAAGAGAACCTTCCAAAAGCTTCTCCGGCTTGAAAAACAAGCCAACGCAGAAGTACAGAAGGTCGTTACCGAATACACGAACTCGGGCGAGCATCTTGATATTTCCACCGTGTCTGTTCGCTTGCGGATGCAGAATCCATTGGTGTACGACCAAGAAGGTGCCGCATACCGCGACGAGTCGTATTACGACATCATCAGGCGAGCAAAGCAACAGGGCCACGATGGCGTCATCATCAAGAACACGTATGACGGCGGTCCGCTTGATGATATTTACGTTGTGTTTGAGCCAGAGCAGATCAAGAAAGCCGACCCCGTCACCCGCGACGAGCAAGGCAACATCGTCCCGCTGTCGCGCCGCTTCGACATCACCAGCCCGAAGCTGTTTGAGCAGGCGGCGATGTTTGAGCAGGCTCCCGTCAGCCCTGGCTTCTACTCTGCGCTCGCCAAGGCGGTCGATGCCATCGACGCCAAGAGCATTGCACCTTCCGGGTGGAAGGAGCGGATCAAGGGGCTCGTCAACAAGGGCGAGGTCAAGCAGGATGAGGTTGATTGGAGCGGCCTGACGGACTGGCTCGACATGCAGGAGGGAAAGGTCACAAAGGAGGCGGTGACCGAGTTCCTCAAGAACAACGGCGTGCGCGTGGAGCGCGTTCTGCTTGGGCAAGGCAAGTTCTCCCAGTACGTCCTCCTTGGCGGCACGAACTACCGCGAGGTGCTGATTACGCTGCCAACAGAAGATCGTTTGCCAATTGGATATTCCGTTGTGCAACAGGAAGGTGTTTGGAAAGTTGCTGACAGTTCTGGAAGAATTGTCATGGGTGATGTCCTTTATGGCACGACAAGGGAAATTGCAACAAAAAATGCAATTGCGTATCTGAAAGCAGGACAACTTGCTACGGAGTTCATCTCAAGTCATTGGGACCAACCGAACGTCCTCGTCCATTTTCGCCTGAACGACCGCGTCGATGCTGACGGTAAGCGCGTGCTTTTCGTAGAGGAGATCCAGAGCGATTGGGGGCAACAGGGTCGCAAGGTCGGGTTTGTGCCAACGGCTACGCGCCGGCAGGCAATCATCGACGAATACAACGCTGCGAAAGTTGAACTTGCTGCTGCACAGCCAGGAACGGACGCGCAGGCAAATGCTTATGAGCGCGTGGATCGTGCTGAACAGGCATACAACAAGGAAATCAACGACGCTTCCATTCCACGCGCACCGTTCGTCGAAACCACGGACGGATGGCTGAACCTTGGCCTGAAGCACATCCTGCTTGAGGCCACGCAGGGCAACTACGACAGCGTCGCGTTCGTAAACGGCAGGCAGAGCGCGGATCGCTACGACTTGAGCAAGAAGGTTGAGCAAATTTCGTGGGATGAGTTGACTGATGCTATGCGCTGGAATTACGGTGCGCCAAGCGCAACGAAGGTGGTGACAATCAGGCCTATCAGTGGGAATCTCATTGATATCCCAATTGATGCACGCGGGATCGCCGTTGCCACGGGTACTACCGGAAACCAGTTCGACGGCAAGCCGCTGGACGAGATTGTCCCGAAGGAAATCGCCGACCAGATCATGGCCGAGCGCAGTGGCGACATCAGCGGCGACGGCCTGAAGGTCGGCGGCAGGGGGATGCTTGAGTTTTACGACAAGATCGTCCCGGCGGCGGTCAACAAGCTGCTCAAGAAGTACGGCGGAGGGAAGCTTGGAACGGTTGAGATTGACCTAAGAACACCGGAAAGCGAAGCGTGGTATCGGGAACCGACTGCGGAAGAATTGCCAGCGCAGCCCGGATTCCCCGTCACGCCCGAGATGGTCAAGAAGCTGGAGTCCGGCCTGCCGCTGTTCCAAGCCATGCCTGCGCCGGGCGCCCCTCGCGGCGGATTCGACCCGCGCACGCTGAACGTCCTCGTCGGCAAGGGCGGTGATGTATCGACGCTCGCGCACGAACTGATCCACCTCCGTGTCGCCGAGTACCTCCGCATGGCGCGTGGCACCACCCCGCCGGCGCGTGTGAACGCCGACCTCGAGACGCTGTTCGACTTCATGGGCGTGGAGGGCGCGACGTTCCAGGAGCGTCTCGACAACTACGAGACGATGACCATCGACCAGCGCAGGCCGCTGGAGGAGAAGGTCACCTACAACTTCGAGATTTACCTGTACGAGGGCAAGGCTCCGAGCGTCGAGCTGCGCGGCGTGTTTGACCGCCTTGCCGCGTGGATGCGCCGCGTGTACAAGTCGATCCGCGATGACCTGAACGCGATCTACCGCCGCGAGTTCGGCACCGATCTGCCGATCCTCACGCCCGAAGTGCGCTCCGTGTTCGACCGCATGCTCGCATCCGAAGAGCAGATCAAGCGGCAGGAGGCCATCGAGGGGATGAAGGGTCTGTTCCAAACGCAGGCAGAAAGCGGCATGGACAATGCCGAGTGGGCCGCGTACCAGGCCATGCAGCAGGAGGCCACGGAGGCCGCCGTCACCGACTTGAATACCGCCAGCATGCGGCAGGTGCAGTGGCTCGGGAACGCCCGCGCACGAATCCTGCGCGACCTCCAGAAGAAGCATGACGCGAAGCGCAAGGAGGTCACCGCCGAGGTGGCCGCCGCCGTGAAGGTGGAGCCCGTGTACCGGGCCATGACCTACCTGCGCTACGGTCGGTTCGTGGACACGGACGGGGCCGAGGTCGAGGTCGAGGGCACGCACCGCCTGGACATCGAGAAGGTCCGTGCCATGTACGCCAGCCTGCCGTCTGCCGAGGGCGTGGCTCTGATCCGCGCCACGGGTATGGCCGTGCCGGCGAACGTGCGCCCGGACATCACGCCGCTCGGGACGGGCAAGTACGGGATGCTCGGCCGCGACGGGCTCGACCCGGACGTGGTTGCCGAGATGTTCGGCTACGGCAGCGGCGACGAGATGGTCCGCGCTCTGCTCGCCGCCAAGCCTATGAAGGATGCCGTGGCCGAGCGCACGGATGCTGAGATGTTGCGGCGGTACGGCGACATGAACACCCCGGCGGCGCTTGAGGCCGAGGTGCAGAAGGCGCTCCACAACGAGGCCCGCGCTCGGTTCGTGGCCGTGGAGCTGCGGCACATCGCCAAGGCGACGCAGCCCGTGCGCGTCATGCTCGAGACGGCCAAGCAGGTCGCCGCCGACATGATCTCGGATACGACGATCCGCGATCTTCGCCCGGGCGAGTTCGTGGCCGCCGAGGCCCGCGCTGCCCGCGACGCCGAGCGTATCCAGCGCACCTACGGGATTACGGAGCCTGCGCCGGAACTGGCGCAGCGGTACGGCACCGACCGCCAGCAGGCGCTGATCCGCGCCAAGCGGGCGCAGCTCTACCAGAACCAGCTCGCCGCCGAGGCGCTCCGCGTGAAGGAGTACGTGGACAAGCAGGTCAAGTACCTGCGCGGCGTGATGCGCGACAGCAATGTCAAGCGCATGGGTGCCGCCGCGGCCGACCAGGTTGCCGGCCTGCTCGAGCGGTTTGAGGTGGCCCCGGTCAGCCTCAAGCGCCTCGACGAGCGTCGGTCGATGGCGAAGTATCTCGCCGACCTCGAGGCCGCCGGCGTGGTGCCGGACATCGCTGAGGAGATCGCCGACGAGGCCCGCCGCGTCAACTACAAGCAGCTCAATGTCAGCGAGTTCCGCGACCTGGTGGACGCCGTCAAGCAGATCGAGCACATCGGCAAGAACGAGCAGAAGATGCGTCTGGCCGAGGAGCGTGCTGCGTTTGAGGAAGTGCGCGACGATGTGGTTACTCGCATCCGTGCGGTCGGCAAGGTGCGCGAGCTCCAGATCGACCCTCGTACACCGCTGACCGGGATCGGCCGCACGGCGGCGTTCCTGCGCGGATTTGCGGCGCAGCATCTGAAGGCCGCGTCCATTGCCCGCATCCTTGACGGCGGAAAGGAGGATGGTCCGCTTTGGAACGCCATCATCCGCACGGCGAACGACGCCTCCGACATGGAGACGCGCATGCGGGCCGAGGCGTCCCTGAAACTCGGCGAGATCCTGAAGCCCGTGTTCGCGCTCGGCGGCATGGGCGGCAAGGGGATGTACTTCCCGTCCATCGGGCGCAGCCTGAACCGGGAGGCCAGGATCGCCATCGCCCTGAACCTCGGCAACGACGGCAACCGCCAGCGCCTGCTCGACGGCGAGGGCTGGACGCTTGAGCAGCTCCAGCCCGTACTCGAGAGCCTGACCGAGGCCGAGTGGCTGGCCGTGCAGAAGGTGTGGGACTTCATCGACGGCTACCGCCCAGAGATCGCCGCCAAGGAGCGACGCCTGTACGGCAAGGAGCCCGAGTGGGTAAAGCCCACCCCGTTCACCGTCCGCACGTCGGACGGAAAGGAGGTCGCCCTCCAAGGCGGCTATTACCCGGTCAAGTACGACCCGGTGGCATCCGACCGCGTGGCGACCGTGGACGCCGCAGAAGAAGCCAAGCGTGACCTTCAGGGCGCGTACACGGCGGCCACGACGCGGCGGTCGTTCGTCAAGGCACGTGCCAAGGAGGTCCGCGATAGGCCGATCCTGTACACGCTTGACGCAGCCTTCAGCGGCGTGAACGACGTGATCCACGACCTAGCGTGGCACGAGTGGCTCATCTCCACGAACCGCCTGCTTCGCGATCCAAAGTTTGCCAACGCCGTCCGCGAGACGCGGGGGCCGGAGTTCCTAAAGCAGCTGCGCGACTGGTCGAAGGACAACGCCACCGGGGCGCGTGGTCAGCAGGTCACCGGCGAGGCAGCCCTGTCATGGCTGCGGCAGGGGATCAGCGCGTCGGGCCTCGGGTTCAACGTGGTCAGCGCGGCCATGCAGATTACGGGCTTCAACCAGAGCATCGTGCGGGTCGGTGCCAAGTACGTCGGCCAAGGCATCGTGCAGTTCTCGACGAGCCCGTTCGAGTCGGCCAAGACGGTCGCCGAAAAGAGCTCGTTCATGGCCGAGCGCGGCCGCACGCAGTTCCGTGAGATCAACGAAATCAAGAACCGTGTACGCGGACAGACAGAGGTGGCACGCCGGGTGACGGCTGGCACCTACTTCCTGATGATGAACATGCAGCGGTCGGTGGATATCCCGACCTGGCTTGGCGCGTACCAGAAGGCGCTCGACGCCGGGAAGGACGATGCCAAGGCCGTAGCGCTCGCAGACCAGGCGGTGCGCGACTCGCAGGGCAGCGGCCTCGTCTCGGACCTCGCCGCTATTGAACGCGGCGGTCCTGTCATGAAGCTGTTCACGGTGTTCTACTCGTACATGAACACCGTCTACAACATGACCGCCGTGCAGACGATGACGGCCCGCAGCAGGGGCAAGTTGGCCGCCGACTACGCCATGCTGCTGGTGGTCCCGGTCGTGCTCGGGTACGCCATCAAGAGCGCGATCCAACCCGACGCCGGCGATGACGAGCTTGACCCCGAGGCGCTCGCCCGCAAGCTGGCTGCCGAGGAGCTGTCGTACCTGATGGGCACGATGGTGATCGTCCGCGAGTTCGGCGGGGCAGCGCAGCTCCTGACGGGCGCAGAGGGCGCTCGCATGGGCTACGGCGGCCCTGCCGGCTTGCGAGCCGTAGGCGAGGTCTACGGGCTTGCCACGCAGGCTGGGCAGCTTGAGTTCGACCGCGCCTTCCGCAGGTCGGCCATCAACACGCTCGGTGCGTTCACCGGGCTCCCGAGCGCCCAGATCAACCGCACCATCGACGGCATTGAGGCGGTTGTTGAGGGCGAGGTTGAGGGCGTTGGCGCCGTGCTCGCGCCGCTGACTGGCGTGCAGCGTTAGTACCCGTAACCGTACCCGTGATCCGTAGCCTCCGATACGCCGAGGAACACCCGAGATGACGATTAGCAGCACTACCCGCATCGCTGGCCCGTTCTTGAGCGGCACCGCGTTGCCCTTTACGTTCAAGGTGTTCGCCTCCGCCGACCTCGAGGTCGTGCGCCTGAACACTTCAACGGGCGTTGAAACGTCGCTCGTCCTGAACAGCGACTATACGGTCGCGTTGAACGGCAACCAGAACACGAACCCGGGCGGGACGGTGAACCTGACGGTGGCCGCCTCGGCGACGAGCACGGTCACGATCACGTCGGACATCGCCAACCTTCAGCCGACCGACCTGACGAACCAGGGCGGGTTCTACCCCGAGGTCATCACGGACGCGCTTGACCGGGCGACAATTCAGATCCAGCAGATGTCCGAGGACGTTGGCCGCAGCCTGAAGGGGCCGATCTCAGACGGCAGCCTGAACATGGAGCTGCCGACCGCCGCGCAGCGGGCGAACTCGTTCTTGGCGTTCGACGCCAACGGCGTCCCTACGGCGGTGGTGTCCGGCTCGAGCGGAGCGCCCACGACGATCACTCGTCAGGTG